CCTACCGCGCAAGTCAAGGCTCAAATACTCCATCGTTGCCCCGGAGGGGTACGTCATCATCGATGCCGACTCCTCACAGATTGAGGCGCGTACGCTGGTCTGGCTCGCCGAGCAGGAAGACATGATCGAGGTGTTCAACAGGAACAACGAAGAGATCGCAGCAGGGATAGACAAGAAGGACTTCAAGTACGACCCGTACAAGCTGATGGCATCTAGGATCTACGGCACACCCACTCAACACATAAGCGACTCTCAGCGCTTCATGGGTAAGACCGCACTACTTGGCTGCGGGTACGGGCTCGGCCCCGCTCGATTCAAAGTGCAGCTCGAAGCCTCCAACGTAGACATCACAGAAGAAGATGCAGGGCACATAGTTTCTACCTATCGGGAAGCCAACCCCAAGGTGGTACAGCTATGGAAGGATGCGCATAACATTCTGAACGCCATCCTCAGCGACAACTATGCAGAGTTCGGGAGAGGAGGTATCCTCAAGGTTGAGGGCAAGCGCGGTATCAGACTGCCCAACGAGCTGTACTTGAAGTATCCCAACTTGCGCAAAGTACAGAACGACGAAGGTAAGGTGGAGTTCATGTACGACACCAAGAGAGGCAAACAGTCTGTGCCGACTCGGGTGTACGGGGGGAAGATCGTAGAGAACGTGTGCCAAGCACTGGCTCGTATCGCCATCGGCGAGCAGATGCTGCTGATTGCTAAGAAGTACAGGGTGGTGCTTACGGTTCATGACGCTATTGCAATCATCGCACCGGAGGAGGAACGTCAACGAGCCGTGGAGTTCGTAGAGCTATGTATGCGGATCAGGCCCAAGTGGGCACCTGACCTACCCCTTAACTGTGAATCTGGTTACGGAGCTTCGTATGGAGACTGCTAAGCAAGAAGGTATTGTCGACTACGCCATGCCCATGCTGCAGGCTATGACTTCGATTAAGGCTGCGCACAACGCTGTGCTTGAGAAAAGCTTCGATGACGCTATCGAGCAAGCGTACACCGCACTCGCCGAGACCAAACTTATGCTGACCGCTCTCAAAGAGATGAGGGAGCTTTACAAGTGAACAAAGTGGTCTGGTCTTTCAGCAGCCTCAAGACTTTCGAGCAGTGCCCTCGGAAGTACTTCCACACCAAGATTCTCAAGGACGTTGAGTTTAGGGATACGGAAGCAACTCTTTACGGCAAAGCGGTGCATTCTGCCGCCGAGTACTACATCAAGAGTGGTAAGCCGATCCCTGAGAAGTACGGATACATCAAGCCTTTGCTTGACCAACTCAACAGTGTGGAAGGTGAGAAGCACTGCGAGCTCAAGCTTGGGCTAACGAGAGACCTGACCGCTTGCGACTTTGATGCCAAGGATGTTTGGTGGCATGGTATCGCCGACTTGGTCATCCTCAACAAAGAGAAGAAGCTAGCGTACTCAGTTGACTTCAAGACCAGCAAGAACGCTCGCTACGCCGACAAGACTCAGCTCGACTTGGTTGCAGTCGGCATCTTCAAAAAGTTCCCCGAGATCGAGCGCATCAAGTCTGCGCTCCTGTTCGTGGTGAGCAACGAGATCGTCAAAGCCGAGCACGTTGTTGCAGACGCGCACAAGTACATGGATAAGTCTGCGCAGAGCGTAGCCCGCATAGAGAAGGCACTTGGTTCGGAAGTCTGGAACACGGTGCAAAGCCCGTTGTGTAGGTTCTGCCCTGTATCCGCTTGTGAGTTTAATCGGAGTTAGCTATGCCTTACGTTAATAAGCCTAGACCGTACAAGAAAGAGTACGAACAGTATGACGGTACCCCTAGCGTTAAGAAAAAACGCGCTGCGCGGAACAAAGCGAGGCGCATCATGGAGGGTGAAGGGCTGGTCAAGAAGGGCGACGGCAAAGACGTCGACCACAAGCAAGCCCTGAGCAAAGGCGGTACTTCTACTCGCAGCAACCTGCGCGTCAAGAGTGCCTCGGACAACCGGTCGTACCCAAGGAAGAGCGACCACACACCAAAGTGAGATGACATGTCATTAGAAGGATATCAGTGGCCCGCGCCACTGGGGATTGAACCGTTCGCGCATCAGAAAAAAACATCTGAGTTCTTGATAAGTAACCGAAAGGCGTTCTGCTTCAACGAGCAAGGCACCGGTAAGACAGCGTCAGTTATTTGGGCTGTCGATTACCTCATGAAGCTTGGTGTCATCAAGCGGGTGCTGGTCATATGCCCGCTATCAATCATGCGCTCGGCATGGCAACAAGACCTCTTCAAGTTCGCTACACACCGCAGCGTAGCTGTAGCCCACCACTCGCAAGCAGAGGTACGCAAGAAGCTCGTCCTTGGTGACGCCGAGTTTGTCATAGTCAACTTCGATGGCGTCGAGATCGTCAAGAAGGAAGTCATTGCAGCGAACTTCGACTTGATCGTTGTTGATGAAGCGTCGGCGTACAAGAACGCACAGACCAACCGCTGGAAGTGTTTGCGGGACATCCTGCGAACCGTGAAGGGTCTGTGGATGCTGACCGGCACCCCTGCTGCGCAGTCCCCCATAGATGCGTATGGCTTGGCTAAACTTGTGAACCCACAAGGTGTGCCGCCCTTCTTCGGGCAGTACCGAGACTTGGTCATGTACAAGCTCACTCAGTTCAAGTACATGCCTAAGCCGAATGCCGACGCTGTCGTCCATAAGATACTTCAGCCCGCTATCCGTTTCGAGAAGCGCGAGTGCCTTGACCTGCCTCCGGTGACGAGTGTGTTCAGGGACGCACCGATGAGCAAGCAGCAGGTGACTTACTACGAGCGGCTCCGCAAGGAGATGTTGCTTGAGGTAGGGGGTGAGGAGGTCAGCGCGGTAAACGCCGCAATCAAACTCAGCAAGCTCGTGCAGATCTCTTGCGGCTCGGTCTACACCGACAATGGAGAGGTCGTAGACTTCGATGTGTCACCCCGGCTGGCTGTGGTGCAGGAGGTCATTGAAGAGTCGGCGAACAAGGTGTTGATCTTTGTGCCCTACACGCATACGATTGACCTGCTCGAACGCTACCTCGCCAAGAACAACATTCTTTCGGAGACACTCAGTGGAGACGTCAGCGTCAACAAGCGCACCGACATAGTCACGCGCTTCCAAAACGGTAGCAGCACCAAGGTGCTGATCATCCAACCACAAGCTGCTTCGCACGGACTCACGCTCACTGCGGCGGACACCATCATCTGGTACGCCCCGATCACCAGCGTCGAGACCTATCTGCAAGCAAACGCACGTATCGACAGGCCCGGTCAGAAGCACAACATGACCATCGTCCACATCAAGGGCAGTCCTGTCGAGACCAAGTTGTACGAGATGCTACGGGCTGGAATCTACAACCACAGCAAGATCGTAGATCTCTACAAAGAGGCGGTTTCCACCGCTTGACATTGTCAAACGAGGCTTGTAACATAGCCTCCCCAACCTTGAGGAGTTAGTGATGTTTGAGTCATCAGAAGGGGGAGCTCTTCCCCCACAGTTCGATAAGTTAGCCGAGGCGTTCATCAAGATCAGAGATGCACGAACAGCGATCAAGTCAGAGTACGAGGCGAAAGATAAGCTGTTGTCAGAGCAAGCAGCGGTGTTAGAGCAGAGCATGTTGGACGCCTGCAAGCAGATGGGCGCGGATAGCATCCGCACACCTTTCGGGACAATCATCCGTTCGGTTAAATCACGGTACTGGACGAATGATTGGGATTCAATGTATCGGTTCATCAGGGACCATGATGCGTTTGCCTTGCTGGAGAAGCGCCTTCATCAGTCGCACATGAAGGAGTTCCTTACAGAGAATCCAGACCTTCAGCCTGCGGGCCTGAATGTTGAGAGTGAGTACACCGTGGTTGTTAGACGTTCCAAAGGAGCTTGAGATGAATGAACTTACTGTGATGAACCAAGACCTGCCCGACTTCCTGCAAAACTCAGGAGTCAGCGCCCTCACCAAACAGCTCGCCGGTCGCACGGGTATCCCCCGTATCGTGCCCAAGAACGGCATCTTCCGTAAGGTTGTCGGCGGTGAGGAGATGGGCAAAGTCAAAGGCCCGATCAACACCATCATCGTGAACGCATCACCGCACGTTGGTCGTATCTTCTACGCTAAGACTTGGACTCCTGATGCCGAGCCGAGCGCACCCGACTGCTTCTCAAACGATGGCCGTGCGCCTGACGCTGGGGCAGCTAGCCCTCAGAGTGACCGCTGCGATACCTGCCCGCAGAACATCAAAGGTTCTGGTCAGGGCAACTCCAAGGCTTGCCGTTACTCCCGCCGACTGGCTGTGCTGCTCGAAGAAGACTTTGGCACTACGCTCGAAGGGCGTGTGTACCAGATGAATCTGGCATCCAAGTCGCTGTTTGGTGAGAGCCCCTCGGACAAAGTGCATCCGTTCGAGAACTACGCCAAGTACGTCGCCAACAACGGCAAGAACATCGATCAGCTTGTGACCTCGATCTCGTTCAACGAGGACAACGACAATCAGTCTGTCCTGTTCGCTGCGAACCGCTTCATCAACCGCAACCAATACGAAGTTGCGACTAAGGCTTCCACTCAGCCTGAAGTGCAGAAGATCGTTGTCATGACGCCGTATCAGGCCGATGCATCGGGGCGTTCCGTGAAGCAGATCGCAGCCCCCAAGCAGGAGGTAGAAGAAGCCCCTCCGGTCAAGCGTGAGTCCAAGAAAGTCGAACCCAAGCCGCAAGAGAAGAAGGATCTCAACGCGGTGCTCAAAGAGTGGACTGACGAGGAGTAAGCATGAGCATTGGTTACAGCCGGAGCTTGGTTGAAGCAAACACGCAAGCCGACGCCAAGTCTCTGGGTGTAGCCTTGGGGCGCTACTGCATCGCCAAAGACATCAGTGTGTACATCGTCTCGACTTATTTCAACGTGAGTCGCATGACGGTGTACAACTGGTTCAAAGGCAACACCGTACCTACCTACCGGATGACAGAGCGTATCAAGCGCTACATCGGAAAGCATAAGTAATGAGCTTTGACCTATTGGACGCCGTATTACCGGCAGAAGGACGCTTTTGCGTCGTAGGGATAAGCCAGTACACAGACCAAAGGATTGTTGATACCCGTGAAGAGCTAGACAAGATTGCCGAGAAGTTCGTTTATCAAAATAAGAACGTCTTCTTCGCGTGTGCAAAGTTTGGGGAGCAAGACAACCGCACCAAAGACAACGTCATCGGCATCAGGTCGCTGTGGCTTGATCTGGACTGCGGTGCCGCCAAAGCAGAATCCGGTAAAGGTTACGCCGACCAAGAAGCAGGGTTGGTTGCACTGCGTGGGTTCTGCAAGAAGGCGAGTCTGCCCAGACCAATCATCGTTGACTCAGGGTATGGTCTGCACGTTTATTGGCTTATAGAAGAAGTTCTACAACGACATCAATGGGAGCCGCTAGCCAAGAGACTCAAGGAACTGTGTGACGAGAACGAACTGATCGTAGACCCCGCTGTGTTTGAAGCGTCGAGGGTGCTGCGCATACCGGGGACGTTCAACTTCAAGTTTGGTACTCAAGCGGAAGTTCGAGTACTTAACGAACACTCCGAGCGCATCAAATACGAAGACTTGCAAACGCTTCTAGGCTCTGCACCTCCACAAGAACCTACACCGAATTTCGTGCCGAAAGGCATGAGTCCGATGATGGAAGCGTTGATGGGCAATCGGGTCAAGACGTTCAAGAAGATCATGATCCGCTCGGCGAACGGAGATGGGTGTGCTCAGCTCATTCACTGCTTCGAGAATCAGGAAAGCATAGAAGAACCACTTTGGAGAGCAGCGCTATCGATCACCGCGTTTTGTGTTGACGGCAAGACCGCAGCGCACAGGATGTCGGACAAGTACCCCGGATACGATCACGCTGAAGTAGAGAAGAAGGTTGACTACATCGTTGCCAAGGGTGGGCCGTACACCTGTGCGACGTTTGAAAAGCTTAACCCGGCTGGCTGCAACGGGTGCCCTCACAAGGGCAAGATCAAGTCACCGATTGTGCTTGGTGCAGATATCGCCGAGGCCGACGCAGACGAGGAGAGTGACGAAGAAGGTGTAGTGATTCCTGAGTATCCGTTCCCTTACTTCAGAGGCAAGAAGGGTGGCGTGTATCGGAAACCGATGGAGGAAGAGGAAGAGCCAGTCCTTGTGTACGAGTACGACTTCTACGTTGTGAATCGTATGCGGCATCCTGATCTTGGTGAGGTTGCGCTGTTCAGGCTTCATCTGCCACGAGATGGGGTACATGAGTTCACGTTGCCAATGACAACGATTGTCGTAAAGGAAAAACTGAGAGAGGCGGTAGCACATCACGGGGTGGTTACATCAGGCAAGCAGATCGAACTGCTTGCTCACTACGTGGCGTCATCGCTCAAGAACATGCAATTTGAAAAGAAGGCAGAAGTTATGAGGACGCAATTTGGTTGGGCAGATAAAGACAGCAAGTTCATTCTAGGTGACAGAGAGATCACCAAAGACGGAGTCTTCCACAGCCCTCCGTCAAACGTCACCAAAGACGTAACCCCACACGTGATGCCAATGGGGTCGATGGAGAAGTGGCAAGAAGTATTCAACATGTACGCGCTCCCCGGTCTGGAGCCCCATGCGTTTGCTGCACTCACTGCGTTTGGATCGCCGCTACTGAAGTTCACGGGGTTGGAAGGTGCGATCATCAACGTGATCTATCCGCGCTCGGGGTCGGGCAAGTCAACGACCCTCTACGTGTGCAACAGCGTGATTGGTCACCCCAAGCGGCTCGGCTCGATATGGAAGGACACACCGAATACGAAGATGCACATGCTCGGTGTGATGAACAACCTTGCCAATACCATCGATGAGATAACGAACACCACGCCGATTGAGTTCTCGGAGTTGGCGTACAGCATCAGTCAAGGTCGCGGCAAGAACCGGATGAAGGCTAGTGTCAACGAGATGAGGGTTAACAACACCTCATGGCAGGGCATCACGTTGGCTTCATCCAACGCATCGTTCTACGAGAAGCTTGGTTCGCTGAAGACTTCACCCGACGGCGAGATGATGCGAGTGTTGGAGTACACCATAGCCCCCAACGATGTGATCGATACAGCACTGGGTAAGGCACTGTTTGACCATCAGCTCTTTGAGAACTATGGTCATGCAGGAGAGCCCTACCTCCAATGGTTGTTGCTCAACCTCGAAGAGGCTAAAGATCTACTCCGCAAGGTGCAAGCGCGGATCGACAAGCAGGTGCAGTTCACGAGCAGGGAGCGGTTCTGGTCGGCGGTTGCTGCTTGCAACATCACGGGTGGGTTGATCGCAAAGAGTTTAGGGCTGATCAACTTCGACATGAAGCAGGTCTACGACTGGTTGGTCGGCATTCTTGCCAACATGCGTCAGGATGTGCATGTACCGGACGGTAGTCCCGCCGAGGTGCTCGGCTCTTACATCAACCTGAATCTGAGCAACCACGCGTTGGTGGCAAACGGCGAACCAGACATTAAGACAGGTTTAATGGCTATGCCCCTGCTGGAACCCAGAGGTGAGCTGGTCATGCGGTACGAGCCAGACACCAAGCACCTGTATCTGGCTGCTAATGCTTTCAAGAAGTATTGCGTCGAGCGGCAGACCAACTACAAGGAGACACTGCAAGCTTTAGGCTTAGTGGGCGTTTACCTTGAAGCTGTCAACAAGCGCATGAGCAAAGGCATGAAGATCGTGTCGCCTCCAGTGAGGGCGCTGAAGTTTGATGTAAGAGACTTTGGTCTCGGTATCGAGACTGTCCTGAAGCCGCAAGATGAGAGTTGAGGGTATCAGCTACTCGGTGGATTGGTCTAGGTTCTACGTTGGCCAATCTTTTTTTGTGCCTTGTATCGACCACAAGGCTGCGAAAGCCGCAGTTGCAGAGGTCACCGACCGGCTCGGCGTACCTGTGGAGATGAGAGTGGTGATTGAAGAAGGGGTGAAGGGCTTGCGTGTCTGGCGGGTGTAGGTTATGATCAACCTGTTCCCATTGCTCTCCTCCTTCTCTGTGTGTACTTCCAGAGTTAGCCCCGGTCCCCACCGGGGCTTTTTTATTTGGCAGCTTCGGCTTCCAGCTTGCGGGCTGATGTTTCTAGAAGTTGGTAAAGCTGGGGGTAGTACTTCGGTTCAATCTGCAACCCGCGTTCAGACTCTGCCCTACGCTTTATGCGTCTGATCAGAGAAGCGTTGAGCTCATCTCCTTGGATTTGGTTAAACCAGTTTCGTTTATTGAACTCAACGATCTTTTGGATTGCCTTGTCCACATCTCCGCCGTCATCTCGCGTTTCCAGATCGAGTCGGTCCATCAGCTTACGTTTCTCAGTTTCTACCTTGATACGCAGTGCGTTTGTTTTGAACAGATCCTCTCGGCGCATCACCAAGCCTTCGGTGCTGAACCCCATGCTTTGCCCGATGATCTGACCAATGGTGAACTCGCTCGCAGGTTTGATCTCCTCACCCCACGTGGTGGCAGCGCCTTCTGTCGCATACCGATAAGCTGTCATGGGGGACCGAGCCATCGCGGGCATAAGCTGCTCCATGCCCTGCAGGATTTTGCCTTCGTTAAACAGATCGACGGCTTTCGGAATCTGTTTGGTAACGAGTGAAGCAAACGGCCCCATGATGGAGAGCATGAACTCAGCCATCCCCGCCTGTGCAGTCGGCGACTCTTTTTGCTCTGGGAACCACATGTTGTTGAGCGACATGCTGCTGGTAATGTCGTAGCCCGTGAGTGCCGTAACCACTCCTCGATCCATCAAGTCGGCGAGAGACTTGCCACCGATCTTAATATCGCCGAAGGTTTCCTTCATCCACACGTTACGGAACCAGAACTCCAAGTCTCTCTTTTCGAGCGGGTCTTCGTCGTCTTCATCCATCCCCAATTTGCGCAGCCCAGACAAAACCCCCAGCACAAACGAGAACCCCGGCAACCCCATGACCCCTGCCAAAGTAAACGACGTCATAAGAGTGCCGAAGAACTGCGTGAACGCTTCTTTGCGTTCTGCCTTGCTGTACCCCGGACCCATCATTCGATAGAAGTTACGCACGAAGTAGGTAGTGACAAACGCCGGGAACATCTTGAACTGCAGGATAGCTCGGCCCAATGGCTTGTGCGCATCCAGCGCGACTTCGCCTTCTGCGTTAGCACCAATACCACGTGGGCGGTTAATAGATGCGTAGTTGCCAAGAGCAGTCATGGTGTCTTGTTCCGCCAACCGTGCCACCTGCTCAAACGGCATGTTGGGGTTTGCCTGCCTGTACAACCTGAACGAAGCCATGAACGTGACTTCGCGGATCAGTCGCTCTGTGTGATGGAAGAGCGCAGTCATTACGTTGACTGTAGCTTTCAGCGCCCGCCTCGGCATGGAGTTCTGTACTTCTGTAGGCACCTCTTTACGGTTGCCGAGATCGTACGCAAGGGTGGTCTCTGACAACCCACGATCCACCATGTACTGAGCCGCGAGACGCTCCTCTGGATTGAGCTTCACTCGCTTGGATTGAGCAATCGTAGGTGCAACCCACGAAGTAGACCCGTCAGGGTTTGTCTTACGTACGCCGAGGCTGTTCCAGATCATCGAGAAAGACCCGAGCGCTTTGGCAGTACGTGCGACCCCGTGCTTGGAGGCCAACACAGTAGCAGTAAACGTCGGGAGGGCGAAGACCTGAGCAACCGCAGTCTTCACGTTCGACATCATGTAGAGAAACGCAGTCTGATTGGCGAAGTTCGCCATCTGGTTCCCGATGGAGTTCTCGGGTGTCGGGTCTAGCTGCGTTTTTGCTCGCAGCCTCATCTCCTTGACAAACTCTCGCAACTTCGACGCATCGGGGTTGCCAGCCAGCGCACTGGTTGCAGAAGACAGACTGTTTTTGATCTGCGGATGGTACTGCAGCCGAGCAAGTTGCCCCGCCATGCGGGTGCTCATAGTTGCAAAGCTTCTGGCGATGTCCTCGGAGAAACCTTCTCTTCCTTGTCGATGAATGAACTGCTTACGGAAACTACTGTCCGGAAGGGTCTGGAGGATTAGCTGATAGATGCTGTCCTTGAGCGCCTTTTTGTTGAGCAGAGCGCTGTCGGAAATAGGCTGGCCGTTTTCATCCTTATCTACGACCACCTTCATGCTGTCGATGTCTTCAAACATCTTCTTGAGGACAGCATTGTAGGAACTCAAATCCTTCTGAGCGCTTTCGACATCGTTGCCGTCGGTTATGTCTCCGTCGCTGTAGAGCGATTCACGTGTGGCGCTAGGGTTAGCCTTCTGCTGCTCACGGACCCACTGTTTGATGAACAGCTCTTTAGCCGACTGCGAGTCGAACATGTTGAACGTACTGTTCTTACCCTTACCAGTACGCACCCAGAAGTTGCCGAATCGCATTAGGGGGAAGTACGGCTTAATCTTATCCCCGGTTTCTTGCATCTTACGGATAGACGCAACCAAACTACCTTTTGGCGTAGACGCATCCGCTACATCGCCCTCTAGCCCGTAGTGGTCAATCAAACCCGTCAGCAGGTCGTAGTGCGTCTCGTAGTTGGCTGCATAGAAGTCCCGCACTTGATTGTAGATTTGCCCT